TTCCTGATTTTGGAACTCAAAAAATAATCTCCAAGAGAAAGTTGAGTAGAAAAGTAAATAGAATATTTAATAGCTTGTCACATTTTCAATTTAAAATGAAATTGAAATATCAGTGCTTAAAGTGGCAAAGAAAGCTTTACATAGTGAATGAGAGTTATACATCAAAAACATGTGGAAGATGTGGTAACATAAATAAGGGACTAGGTAGCTCAAAAAGTTATAAATGTTCAAAATGCCATTTGGAGATAGATAGAGATGTAAATGGAGCAAGAAACATTTACTTAAAAAATATAGGCTTAGATGAGAGTCTTTAAACAAAGAAATTCGCCAAAAGTAAATTTACATTAACTTGTGAATTTTGCGAATTTAGTCATCTGGTGAATGTAAAAATTATTCAGAAAGATGTTTGGTATTTGGTGGTAATGCACATATGAAAAATATAGCTACTTTATTTGGTAGAGTATATAATATTAAATCAATAATGTACACAGTTAATATACCATTTTATACTCGCTTGATCAATAATTATTTATTTGAAGAATGATTATTTACATATTTCTTGTATTTGTTGTGTTTCCAACTAATCTGTCATCAAGTTCGTCATAAACTTCAGAACCCTTGATGAGAGAATGTGCTCTTTGTCTACTTTTTGCGTAATCAGGCCATTTAATTTGTTGATCTGCTTCTTGTGAAGTGTTATCTGGAACAACAAGTTGTAATGGAGCAGAACCATCATCATAATAGAAACCTGGTTCGATATATTCAGTTGGTGTGACTTCACCATTCATAATTTCTGTAGTAATCTCTTCAGTACTTGGACAACAATATTTGGCTTGGAATTCTGCTTCTGATCCGTAAACATCTTTTTTAACAATACTATTAAAGTCCTGTACTCTTGTTTGTAACTCGGTGTTTGTAGTTGTAGCAACATCTTCCAAGTCTGATCCAAAAGTTGTGAAAAATGATTTGATATATAAAATGTTATTCTTCCATGCAATGATCAATGCTATTATAATAAAATCAATAACAATAATTGATGCGAACGCACCTTTACTAAGTTTACCCATAATCATGAAAACTAAAGGAATAACAAGAAGAATGATTAGAACAAAAATAACAACAAGTAATGATATAACTTCTTTTTGACGAGTTATAGAATCATTAATAGTATTAGCAATACTTGTTTTTGTTGCTATTTCTAATTCATCTCTATACATTTTAGCCAATTGTTTATTACCTCTATTAGCCTCCAATTGAAGCAACTCTTGCATTTTTCTGATATTGTTGTCTGAATAGTTAATTTTTTGTAATTTTTGATTAAGTGATCTCGTATTAGATTTAACTGCTGTGTTATATGTAGATGCATTATCTTGTAATTTTGTAATATTTTTGTTTGTAGTAATTGTTGTGTTTCTTGATGGTTTTGATTCTAAAGATGTCTTATAACCAAATAAAGTACTAACCCAATTTGTGGATGAGGATGATGATGTATTATCCATTTTTATACTATATTATATACAAATATAATATAAATTTTCTTTTTTTATTAATTAATTAAGAAGATGAGCTATTAACTACTTTACATTGTCGAGTTCCATGTTTTTTTGGATCTTTTGGACAAATCATTCTTTTTGTTTCTACGAAACCTGGATAATTGTCACAAGGAATAGTTGTGTAGTCATATGAAGATTTGTACGGAACTTTTTGTTTTGAATCAGATCCGCCTAAAAACTTACAATTATAATATGTCGCATACTTCTTACTAATTGGAATAATATCCCTTTGTGGTCTACTATCTTCCAATTCAGATAAAGTTGATCTATATTTTGGGATATCATTTGGAGAAATATACAATTTTTTATCATATCCAAATCCTCTAACCAATTCTCCGTCAATTCTATAACGTTTATTAGCATCATTATATGTATATGTGTTACTTGGTTGATCACCTTTCAACCAAACATCTCTTTGAGAATCTTGTCTTAAATATCTTGGTCTGGTATTTGGGATAACTGGTCCAGAAATAGCAGTTGATTCTTCACTTTCTTCTGGTGGACAATATTCTTGACATGTGTAACCACTTGTTCCAGTCATACTTAAATAAGCTTCTTCAAATGTTTTTCTCAAATTATCACCAGTTTGTGAAGATACTACGGAAATTTTTGTTTCCATATCTACAACGCGATCTTTGAAATATTTGTAAATGACTCCGACTAAAATAATAGCCATTATTACAACAGTTCCTACTAAATTAATTAAACCACTTATATGGAACCAAATTACAAAAAATGCCAAAAACAAGAAAAGAAAAACATGTTGTAAAATAACAATTGTATCTCTCTTCCTTTCATCAGCTCCTTTATTCATTTGGATCAATCTGGATTTTGTTTTTATTTCCCTATCTTTTAGATTAAAGTTTTTATTTGTCTCATTGAACATTTTATCATATTCTAATAACAACTTTTGATTCGGAGTTAATTGGTCATTTGTAGTTGTAGTGGAACTGTCTTCTTGGGATCGGAGCGCATTATCAACATAATCTGTATCAGCACTGGTACTTGTAGATGATGAATTACCCATATTATATTATTATATATATATTAAATTATTTTGTTGTTGGTGATAAATAATCCATTCTGAAAATTACAGAAAACAATTATACCTAAACATGAAAATACAACTATAACCAAAACAAAAAGCATAAGTGTTACATCACTTATTAATCTCATTTTGTACATTAAATACGGAAAAATGTAAAACAAAACAGAAAGGATAATACTTATCAATGAACATTTAACAGACCATTTATTGATATTTATATATTTTATATCATTAAATGCAGTATATCTCTTTTGTAACATACTTTATAAAGTATCATACTTTTTTTTTAAACATAATCACTCAAAGTTTTTGACAGCACTTTTTCCTGAGGTATTGTCTCAAAGTTTTTGACAGCACTTTTTTTGAAAAAGTGCAACTACTTTTTCTTGGAATAAAAAGTGTGTTCAAAAAAGAACTACTTTTTCTTGGAATAAAAAGTGTACATTACTAAGATTGCGATGAAGACTGCGAAAATGAATGCTACAAGTGTGTAAATGATTTTTTGTTTGTAGACATTATTTTCTTGAGCGATTTGTAACATTCTTGCTCTGGTGTTAATGATATTTTTCTTTGCCTCTATTGCATTTAATTGAATTTCATTTCTTAATCTTTTGTTATTTAATTGTTCGTTTTGTTGTTTAAGAAGCGAGTTTTGTTCTGTTAAAATATTATCTGCATTTGAAAGAATATTTTGTGAAGCCTCACTATTTACATTTGCCCATGAATCCATATAGGTAAGTGCAGATGTAACTGTTGAATCGGATGTTCTATTATTAGACATATTTGTACAACCTGTTCCTGCTGATGCCATAATTTTATATACTATAACATTATATTTTTTATTCATTAACAAATTTGATCACAATAATTAAAACATGTGTCACCAGACACAACGCACCCAAATAAATCTTTGCATTTATTTCTTTATAAATACGGATACTATTAATAAAAAACATTAACAAAATAACCATTAATATTCTTGTTCTTATATGTGGTGGTCTTTCATGAACTTTATATTTTTTTGTAAAATATGAATATGTAGCTTCACAGCACAAGGCTAGTAAGAAAAGCAAAATAACTTTACCATCATTAATTCCAAATTTTCTAACAGTAAAAAATATAGACAATCCTGACAAAATTGCTGCTAAAATAAAAATGACGTTATTTTCATTTGGATCTAAAGGAAGATCATTAACATAAAATCCAAAGAAATACCAAAATATAAATGGAGTAATTAACAAAAGGATTTGTATGATCATTATATAAAGTTTATAAGATTTTTGTTTTTGTTAACCATGTGTTATATAATAAAGATAAGTGTAATTTCCATTCCCAAAAGTATAGATTCTCGAACCATCACATTCACATAAATTTATTGGTATTACATTTTTAGGATTACATGTTCCAAAAATATATTCACTTATATTTTTATCATAAGTTTTCATTCCAACAATATATTCAACCAAATCTATATATTTTTCTGGTGTTATCTCTTTTTTCTTAAATTTTTTTAAACTTTCATTCAACAATATATCTTTATCTATTTTGTCACGATATTCAAAAAATACATCTTTAATTTTAATTTTCTTAAATCCCATATCATATTTAATTTTATCCCACCAATTATAGTATCTTTCATGAAAGGATTTTTTTTGGTATTCGTATTCACAATATTTTCTTTCTCTTAGATTACCAATACAATTAAATAAATTTACTATTATATCATCAATTTTAATCTCTTTTCTATCAAATCTATAAATGACAAAATAATTCCCATGAGTATTAATTTCAAACAAACTTATTAAATCTTCTATTTCAGGATGAACATATCTCAAAGAACCAGAACCAGAATAATAATAAAACTTATTATTCATAAAGAAAGGAATTCGTAAATCACTTGTTTGTGTTTTTGGCTCAAAAGAATTAAAATTTGGCATTTTTTCAAAAACCCTTTTCCAAATTTTAATTCCAACTTCACTCTGATCTTTATAATTTATAACACTATTCTGAAAAGTGTCATCCATTTTTTTTATAAATTTTTAAACAAATGATTTTTTAAGTTTAAAAATATTTTTGGATAAAGAATAAATATGTCGTTGTGCAAAATTATTATTAAATCTTCTAATAACAAAAATGACCTCCAATTCATTTATGATGATTATTGTTATTTTCAAGACTTAATCTGGAACAAAAAAATGGATGAACCTTTAATATTTTACGCAATCAAAAACAGCAATTTTACACTTTTTGATTTTCTAATTGAAAAAGATTGCGATGTAAACTACAAAACAAAATACGGATCAACCCCTCTAAGATGTGCTATTATAAATCAAGTCCCTTATTTCGTAAAAAAACTCGTTGAAAAAGGTGCAACACTTGAAGAAAAAGAACTAAACACTTACTTATATCTCAATAAATATCCTAAATTTGACTTGAGAAATAATAAACAAAAAGAAATAGAAAAGATTTTTAAACATGTAGTGTTTACAGGGAAACGTTAAATACTACGTGTTTACAGGGGAACGTTAAATACTACGTGTTTACAGGGAAACGTTAAATACTACGTGTTTACAGGGAAACGTTAAATACTACGTGTTTACAGGGAAACGTTAAATACTACGTGTTTACAGGGAAACGTTAAACACTACGTGTTAAACACTACGTGTTTACCAAGAATCATCAGGATTAATATTTATAATTATATCATCAGGTGCCGGTTCTGGGTCAGGATCAGGAACAGAATCTGGAACTGGTTTATTTACTGGTTTTGTTGTAACAGCAGGTACGAATGAACAAAAACCCTTATGTGGCTTAATAATTGTTGCTTCGAAATCACGGAATGTATAATCTTGATTATCACATCCAAGAGCTTTTAGACCATCAACAAAAGATCCTCCTCTATAAAGTTGGTCATCTCCATTATTAAAATAATGACTAAACCTATCATATCTATATTGATATTCCGTTCCACCACACTCTACAACACCTGTAACATCAGTTCTACTTGAAAAAGCATAGCCAGCCATCTTCTCAACTTTTCCACTCAAATAAGCGAACAATCGCGATCCTACAAACTTTCTATTTTTATAAACCCCATTATATGTAACACTATTTGTATCAGGATTATAAACAACCTCTACATTATATTTGATGTCTGCCATAATTATCTTTATTTTATCTTGTTTTTAAGTTGCAAAATGTTTATATTTAAAGAAAAATAAAAATAATATAGGATAACTAATGAAAGCTTATAAAGACATTGATAGATTTGAAGTTGGTATTGATGAAGCTGGTAGGGGATGTTTATTTGGTAGAGTTTATGTTGGTGCTGTGGTATTGCCTCATGATTTTCAGGAGAGATTGGATGAGGAGTATTGTGGTAAGTTGAGATTAAGGGATTCGAAAAAAGTTAGTGAGAAAAATAGAGCAATATTGCGGAAACTTATTGAGGAAAGAGCGATTGATTATTCTGTTTGTTATGCGGAGAATACGGAAATTGATGACATAAATATTTTGAAGTGTACTTTGAATACTATGCATAAATGTGTTGACACTTTAACACTCAAACCAGATTTTATTTTGGTTGATGGTGATAAGTTTTATCCTTATGAAGGTATTGAACATGAATGTGTAACAGGTGGTGATGATACATATTTGTCCATTGCGGCTGCTTCTATTTTGGCGAAAGAGTACAGAGATGAATATATAAGAAATGTTTGTGAAGAACACCCGATTTTAAAAGAGTATGATATTCATAATAATAAAGGTTATGGGACACAAAAACATCGTGATAAAATAAAAGAATTGGGAACAACAGAATGGCATAGACAAACTTTTGGAATTTGTAAGGAAGGTATTATATTTACAATGGCAGATGCAAAAAACTTAAAGCTAAATACAAATAAATAAACAATGGAGTATTATTGGTATCTCGTAATCTTTTTATTTTTGCTTTTAGTTGGTGCTTTAATTTTTATGATTTATTTCCGATTTAATTTCGGTGATATGAAAGGTTTTTTTAGAAGTTTGTGTCAAAAATGTTCAAATTGTTGTAAATCAAAAGAAGGAACAAATGTAGGCTTCGAATATAATGACGAAGATTTTTATAATATGTTGTAACCTTATGGTTAATGTAACCTGATGGTTAATGTAACCTTATGGTTAATGTAACTTAATAGTATAAAGAAAACTTATTATAACTAAATAATGTTTAGTTATAATAATTGTAGTATTTGGAATAAATATGAAAGAAGAGATGATGATATTATAATAGCATCAACTCCAAAAAGTGGAACAACATGGCTTCAACAAATCGTTTGTCAGTTGGTTCTACACGATAAGGAAGAACAATTAGATTTGGATAAAGTTTCGCCATGGATTGATACAACAATGTTTCATGATGAATCTTTTATTTTAGATTTGATTGAAAAGCAAAAACATAGACGATTTTTCAAAACACATTCATTGGCAACGGATTTACCAGATGATGTTATTGAGAATTCAAAGATAATTTATATTACGCGTGATTTTCGTGAAGTTGTATGGTCTTTCTACAATCATATTGCTAATTATGATAAAAAAATGAAGAAAGAACTTTATGCGGAATTTGAAGACTGTTCAAGTCCAAAAGAGATGTGGGATTATATCATAAAACATAAAGGACAAATGTTAATAAAAAGATATAGAAATATTTGGTCATATTTTGTAGTTAATAAATCTTGGTTTAAACTTGTTGGTAAAAAAAATATTCTTTTTCTTCATTACGATGATTTGAAAAAAGATACAAAAGGAGGAATTAAAAGAATTGCTGAATTTATTGGTTGTGAATTTAAAGAAGAAATACTTGAAAAATGCTCTTATGAATATATGAAAGAATATGCACAAAAAATTGTTCCACTCCATTTCAGAAATTCATTGAATACATGTAAAAATTTTATTAAAAATAAATCCAATTGGGATGATGAACTAACAATAAAAGATATGACCAATTATCTTAATATTTTATCATTCTTTTTTAATAAAGAACAAATTCTATTTATTACGAATTGACATCATAATAACATGTTTAATTATTTTTATAAAATAATTAAATTTAACCTTAAAATCATAAAATTAAACAACGAAACAACTTAAAATCGTATTTATTAATACCATTAACATTATGAACATAGAAAGTAATACATACTTATCTCAAGTTAAAAAGGCAGTGGAATCAAATGATTCTCAAGGTAGATTTGAAGCTTTTAAAAAAAGTGTTAATTATGAAAATGGATTACGTGAAGTTTTCGTAAAAGACCCTAAGTCACCTTTAATTAATGATGGTTATTTTAATGTTTATGACAATTTTGATGTATTTAGTCATAAATATGAATTGACTGATGAGGAGAGGGAAATGTCAGTTTTGTGTGAGTGTGATTGTCACAATGGTGTTGGTTCTGCTATTGTAAATAGGGAGAATTTCATTCGTAATTTTGATATTTTTACTGGATATCAACTAAAACTAATGGATTGGAGCAATGTTTTTGTTGCAGGAGGAGCGACATTGGCTGCGTTAATGCCAATTCCTGCGGAATATGATGTTGACAATGCGAGTCGTAGAAATTATTATCATGATGTGATGTATAAGGATTCTGATATTGATATTTTCATTTATGGATTAAATGAGGAGGAAGGTACACAAAAGTTGATAGAGGTTTATAATCACATTGCCAATTTCATTCCACATAAAGCTGTTTGTTTCAGAAGTACAAATGCAATTACTATTGTTTCTCAATATCCTTATCGTCATGTTCAGATTATTTTAAGGCTTTATTCTTCTCCAGCAGAGATTATGATGGGTTTTGATGTTGATAGTTGTTCTGTGGGTTTTGATGGTGAGAATGTATTTATGACTCCACGTGCACATAGGGCTATTATGTCAAGGAGAAATTCTGTTGATATGTCAAGGAGATCTCCGTCATATGAGTATAGGTTGTGGAAGTATAGTACTCGTGGGTTTGGTGTTGAGATTAAAGATTTGGATTTCAATAAGGTTGATCCACAGATTTATGAGAAGAGGTTGAGTAAGACCAAAGGTTTGACTCGTCTTTTGTTGTTGGTTAATTTGGGTAAGAATGAGAGTGATGTTCAATATATTAATAAGTTGAGGGATCAGAGGTTGAGACCACATAAGAGGGAAAATAATATGTTTAATGAGAAGTTGGGTGGTCGTGTTTTAGATGACTATTCAAAAGCTCAGTTAGGATTGAATGTTGATTTGTGTGATTATTCAACCGTTTTCCTCCCATGGGGTCCTTCATGGAAAGCTATGGATGTTGCAAATATTATGTTTAATAAGGATTATTTGATGAATACTCCAGAGTATGATCCAAATAAGAAATATCCTACACATCCATGTTTTGTTGGAACAATGGAAGAGGTTATTTTGGATTGTGAGAAGTACGATAATCCAGATTTTTGTTTCAGAAATAGTGTTGATGGTGGAAAAGAGATTGATTTTGATGGATTGGGGTTTAGTGAGGAGGATGTTAAGAGTTATCATGATAAGTATGTAATTGGTGAGATTCAGTGGAAAACTATTAATCCAGGTGAGCAGAAGATTGGTTCATTTCATCCAATTAATGATGATGAATGGTTTGGAGAAACTTATGTGTCTTATGATGCTATGAGTTTGTTTGATTTGATTGTAAAGAATGATGTTGAAGGTTTAAAAGTTGTTCTTCCAAGTTTGGGAGATAATGTTTTAAACAGAAAAGATCCAAATGGTAGAACTGCTTTACATTTGTGTGTTATTTACAATAGACCAAAATGTTTGAAAGTTTTGGTTGGGTCTGGAAAATATCCAAGAATTTCTTATAAATTAAATGATGGGCGATCCGCTTTCCATTTGGCTTGTGAGTATGGATATTTAAATATGGTCAAAATTTTGTATGAATATGGTAAAGATATTAATGAAAGAGCATTGGAAATGACTGTTGACAGAGAAGACGAAGATGACGAAGATGACGAAGACGAATATTGTTTGAAGAAACTTGCTGAGATGAATAAGAAGAGGAAGGAAAATAAACTTAAGAAAAATGATGAGACTTATAAGGTTGCAAAAGCTTTAGAAGGTCCTGATACTTTTGATCCTGATGAGAAGGATTGGGATAATAATTTAACACCATTTTTATATGCTTTTATTTATGGTCATTTAGATATTGCCAAGTTTTTATATTCTTGCCAAGAGATTGGTACAAGAGCTTTTAATAATTGGGAATTAAGGGGTGATGAATATAGTTATTACAGTAATGGAACTAAAATTAATCTTATGGATATTGCTATTAAGTTTAACAGGTTGGAGTATGCCAAGTTTTTATTAGATTGTGGATTTAAAGTTGAAAGAAAACAACTTCATAGAGTTGTTAAAGAACATCGTGTCAATTTTATTAAATTATTGGTGAATAAAGATAATGTTAATACATTGGATGGTAAAGTAATGATTTTGTCGACTTTCTTTTCATCTTTGGATAAGAAAGCTGGGTTGGACGAAGATATGTTGATTGATATTTATAGATATCTTGTTTCTGTCGGAGCCAAAACTCATTTCAATGAAGGTGATATGTCTGAGCAATATGGTGGTTTTAAAACTTTGAGTGGAACTAGTGATAGAGATAAATTGAGGAAAAATGTGATTCAACCAATTCAATATTTACCTGGTTTACATCACTATTTGAGATTGGTTGATTTGTTTATGAGGGATAATTTAATTAATAAAGATTATGTTTGGTGTAAAAATTATTATTATATGACTCCACAAACACTCATTGATATTGTTAATGGATTGGTTGATACTGCAAAATATAATGTCAAAATATATGGTAAGAGTAGTAGTGGTGGAGCAAAGAAGAGTGATTTAAATATTGGTGTTACTTTTACGGAATTTTATGATTATATTAGATTAAGTAAAAATACATCTCAAAACACAAACAACACATATAATGCTGTTGAACTAGAGAAATGGGAGAAAGAATTGGAAGGATATAATAATTTGAAAGAGTTATTGAGAGGTTATGAATGTAAATCTTTTGGAGAACTCCATCATTTGGGAATAGTAGAAAATGCTGATCAATATCTTGTTCCTCATTATTTGAAAAATATTCAGAACATCAAGAATAACAAGAACAACAAGAACAAGACTAAGACTAGGATAAAAGGCAAAAAAGTTTCCACTGTAAGTAAAGGTAAATTCTTGTTTTATCCGTTGAATTCCAATCCAAAATATAGTGGTTATGAGTTGACTTATGGGACAAGTTGTTATGCTGATAATTTACAGGATGATTATTTAGATTTCTATGATGCTGTTAGAATGAGTAATTATGATTTTGTTAGAGATGTTTCAGCTAGAAATAATATTCATGTATGTAGTTATTGTAATGGAATAAATTATACTCCTTTGGATATCGCTGTTTATAATGATGATGCTGAGATGGTAGAATTGTTGTTAGATATTGCTTTCCAACAGTATAATCCATTGGTTTATAATGTTGTTGGGGGAAAAAGTAATACAGATTTCATTCCAGCTATTAAGAACAGTACTTTGGCGAATGTTGGAAATCTCATTGGCAAAAAGTTGGGTGATAATAGAGAAGATGATGAGATTTATGTCATTGATGTGGAAGCTTCTAAACAAAAGAAGATTATTTCAAGTGTTAATCCGTTGAAGTTGTTTGCTTGTAATTCGTCGTATTATCATGGTTATTTCTTCAAATTACTGATTAGAGGGAATTCTGTTAAATGTTTGGATTATATTTTTGGGAGATTTTTGGGTGATGAGTTAAATAGCTTATTTACAAATGGAGAATTCTTCAGATATGCAATTAAGGAGAAGAATATTTATATGGCTAATGAGATTTTGAAGAAATTTGGTTTACCAAGTAAGCCGAAATCGAAGAAGAGTTATTCTGGTATGAAGAGTGCTATTTCAATGAACTTTTACAAGAAGAAGAATGAGTATGTTTGTATTAATAATTTTGCCGGTTATTCAAGTATTATGACTGATGATTTGAATGTTGTTAAATATATGGTTGAGGAGGCACCAAAAGTGTGGGAAGAATATAATCAGAGAGTTCATGGGGGAAGTTATGCTGTACCAAATGACTTGAAGTTTGATTTTAGTGAATATAATTGTTCATTGATTTCATCTTATGTTGTTGGACATATTAATAATATAGGTATTTATGATTATTTATTTGAGAAGTTTCCACAATTGGTTAATTATAGAGATCCAATTGGTACTGCTTGTTCCAGTGGGACTGATAAGCATGCTCTTGCGGTTGATGCTTTGTTAAGAAATGGTTCTAATTTTGAGTGGAAACACTTGGTGAGTGTTTATAATGCTCATTCTGTGGATGTTTTGAAAACAATTATGAAATATGTTGATATTTATTCTTTGAGATGTCCTGTTTCAGGAATGAATATTTATGATCATTTTGTTTTGACTAGTTATACTGGTGGTATAAATAAATTTGTTGATTTTATTTTTGATGATAGAGTTGTTGATGAAGATGAAGTTGATAATTATGGAAATACTATTTTACATTATGTGTGTAGATCAAATTCTAATCAAATTAAGAATAAATTATTGAATAAATTGAAATTACACAATAGAGAGAACTATTTCGGGTTGACTCCTTTGGATAATTTGAGACAGAAATTTAAGATGGGTGTTTATAATACACAGACATTGCCATCGAACTTTAATTTACATTTTGGTGAAGATAAAGAGAGAGAGGGTTGTAATTTAGTTGATATTAATAATGGTTATATGATTTTGAGGAAGTGAAAAATTGATTTAAAAATCATGGTAGTATCTACTAATATTGAAGTGATATGCAAAATTTCACGAACGCAACGACAAGTACAACAAGTACGACAAGTACAACAAGTACAACAAGTTATGATTCAACATATGATATTGGTTTGTTAATATTCGTAGTATTTGTTGGAACAGTAATCTTTTCATGTTTAATAATTGCGTGTGCTAATTATTGTAAATGTGAATGTCCCAAACGTAGGGAAAGTATTTATTTTTATGATGAAAGACATCATAAAAGTCCATTGAGATTATATGATTTTGAAAATGTTTGATTTTTATTTAAAGAATTAATTAGTGAAAAAGATATAAATGGATTCATTGAAACAATTACGCAAAAATGTTGAGGAATTTAGGAGAAATATTACTAGAGGTACAAAAGAACAGAGAATAGATCATATTGGATTTGGTATGGAACAAATTTATAAAAATTTTGAGGATTTTGTTGATCAGTATAATGATATGGGTTTGAGTAGAGACGAGTTAGAAAAGATTTATGATGAAAATGTGGTGGCTGATTTTTCTGAATTAATAACAAAATATTTGGATAAAAAAGAGTTAGATTGGTTATATGAATCTAGAGGTGAAGAGCAAGAAATTTATAATAGTTGGGAAGAATTTTACGAAAAGTATAAAGATAGTGGATTGAATGAATCGGAATTGAAGATTATTTATAATGCGGAAGATTGTGATGAGTATTCGGTTATTGTGAGTGGATGTTTATATGAAAAGAAGGAAAATGGGGGTAAAGAGTTGTTGGGTCTTAAAAATGATGGGGAAGTTGAGACAATACCGCCAGAAACAATTTATAAATATATTTTTGAGTATCCCAAGTATGATGATAAGGATTTAAGTGAGGAACAAAAGTTTGAGATTTTTTATAAAGAATATGGAGATACACGATTGGATAAAGATGAAATGATGTTGGTTTATAAATATACAGACAGAACTAATTATAAAGGTATTGGTGAAAGGTTTTATGGATTAGATAGAATGAAGAATTTGATCTTTAGATATAAAGAACAAAATGGTGGAAAAAAGTTGATTGGGATGAGAGTAAAAGGTGTTAGTAATTCTTATCCACCTTCTTATAAATTTGATTATTATTTTGAATAATTTTTGTTTTTTTTTTTGTTTTTTTAATTTTTACAAATTAATTAAAAAAATATGAGGAGTATTATAAAAAGTATCTGATGGATTTTTTCTGGCGTTTACTCGGTTATAATGAAGAAGCACAAACACAAGACGATCGACCAAAGGGAGACGATCAACCAAAGGGAGATGATCGACCAAAGGAAGACGATCGACCAAAGGAAGACAATCGACCAGAGGAAGACAATCGACCAAAGGAAGACGATCAACCAAAGGAAGACAATCGACCAAAGGAAGACGATCAACCAAAGGAAGACGATCGACCAAAGGGAGACGAATCTCTTCCAAAAGTTGATGAAAATACAATTCCAGAAGCTCCTGCTCTTCCAGATGTGGACAAAAAAAAGAGAAAGCGAAGAGGAAGGAAAAGAAATGGAGTCAATAGAGTTAGAAATTTTGAGAAATTTTTCATTAACTACAAGGATGATGTATTAAGTAGAGATGAATTGAGATTAATACATGATAACATGTGTAGAGATAACTATGATTATAGTATGGATAAGAGTTATCAGGAGGCAAAATATGATGAATTTAACAAAATTTTAGCAGAAATTAAATTAGAAAAGGGATTAAATGGTGGAATGAAATTAGTTGATATTAATGTTGTAAATAATAAAGATAAATCTGTTCCAAAAGAGTATGATTACGCTTTTGAATACCAAGATTTCGGAACTTTTTATGAATATTGGAAAGATTACAGAACATGTGAATTCCTTTTAACTAGAGATGAATTTAGTATTGTTTTTGAAAGAATGACAGATAGAACATACTCAACAAACCAACCCCTCGAAGAAAGATTTGCAGATGTTACCAATATTCTTCAAAAAATTGGTGAAAAGAAAGTTCAAAATGGTTGTAAAACATTAACTAACATGATGTTCCTCGGAGTTAGCCACGTTGAAGAAGATGAAGATGAGTTACCAAAAAATATTTACAAATACTTTTTTAATCAAACAAACTGATTACATGGTTAATATCTAATGTATAATCTGTTATATGTTTCCATAATTTACTTTTATTATCTGGTTCTCTTCTTATAGTAAATATTTCTATATTATTACTTTCCAAATATTCAATCAGATGTTTTATTGCATTTTTATCAAAATCACATTCATTTTTGATTGTTTTTATAATAAAATTTCTTTCATATTTTTTCAATAAAAATGTTTTTATAAAATCTAAGACGTTCATTAAATCTTTTTTATATATGCCATTCATATCTACATCATTGTTTTTCATTATAATATATCTTTATCCAACTATTTTTAAATATTAAAAATTGATTTTTAAAATAGTTGGATGCTGGTGATTTTAGTTTAGTGTATATGTCAAACCAGTTCTTTAGGGATAGTGTTGATTTGATGGTTAAAAATAAAGAGTTGAAACCTTTTGACGATGAGGCATTTAAGGTACCGATTGATAGAAATAGGTGGTATCAAGATGTTTCTGTAAAAGATATAATGTATATGGAAAAAAGTGGAATTCATGAGTTGTTAGAAGAATCAGAAGATATGGAAACAGTTTACTCAATATTTAGAGATATTACTTATTTTTGTAAAGAACAAGTATTTAGTGAAAAGCTTGTTCAAAAAGTTTTGAAATATTGCCTTTTAAATATTAAAAAAAGAATTACAACAATATTTAATACGGGACTTCGATACGGTCTTGATAAAATAACAATGGAACATCTTTATCCAAAGATTATTGAATACTTATTTTATCAAGAAAACAGTGGAGCATTTTACTGGTCTTTTTTCGAAAGATTAGGAGATATTAATCTAGAATTTGATGGTTATTACGAAGACCATATTATTAGAGATTGTATTATCGAACGTATCATTCAATTTTTAAACGATATGCTAGAAACAGAAAATAGATATTGCAAATTCAGAGCATATATCAAAGGTATAAGTTCTTTATGTGATTCTATGAAACTCTTAAAAAAGTTTGCCGAATGCGGCATCACAAATATACTCTCCAAAATCTACTCAAAATTAGAAAGAAATGAAATTCACACATTATGGGGGATTCATAACATATTATTGAGCTTAAATAAGGGTGAAGTTTGTGATGAAATCGGAACAGATCTTGCAAAACAAATTTTGAAAAGAGAGGGACAAGGTTTTCCAGATTCTGATGATAGGGCTAATTTCCCTATAATTATTAAAAATTTGAAGGAAGTTTTTGCATGATGCAAGTTTAAAAAAGACTTAAAAAAAATATATATTATTATAACCAAGTATGGATTATTTATGGTGGTCACTAGGATACTCATCTGAGCCAAAGGCTTCTAATGAACAAGAACCAAAAGTTGTAGACGAATCTGAACCAGAGGTTCCAAAGATTGTAGACGAATCTGAACCAGAGGTTCCAAAGATTGTAGACGAATCTGAACCAGAGGTTCCAAAGATTGTAGACGAATCTGAACCAGAGGTTCCAAAGGTTGTTGATGAATATGAACCAGATGTTCCAAAGGTTGTTGATGAAAAAGAGCCTTTTCCACCTTTGAACGTGGCAAAGGACACTGATGTGAAGGTTGTGAAGATTGTTCCAACATGGGGTAGAAGAAGAATTACACCAATTATTAAGTTGAGTGATAGAGAGATTAAGGTGATTAAAGATTTGAATCTTTCTGAAACTGAATATAAAAGGGTTGTAAATCAAGCTTTAAAGGAGAAGAAAGAGAATGGTAATCAGATTTTGGTTAAGGCTTATTTTGGAAAGGTTATTGAAACATATCCATCAATTCAAACTTATAATTTGTTCTTTTTGAAGGATGAAAAAGCTTATCAGAACTGGTTAAAACCAAAGAAAGGATTTGAGAATTTTTATGACGAACATGGTGACGATCAGTTATCTGTTGAAGAGTATAAGTTGATTTATAAGAGTTTGAAAAAAGTTGGTCAAAGAGATTTTCATGATACTAAAAATATCAAAACAAAAGTTTTATTCCAAAAGAAACGTAATGGAGGAAAGACATTGAAGGCTATGAAGTTTTTGAGGGAGACTGAGTCATATCCAGCTCATGCAATTTTCCAATACTTCTTCTAAAGAGACCAAAGAGAGAGTGCCTCTCTCTTTTGAACTCTACGCTCAGCCCTCACACCGTTCGGCTGTTCAAATTTATAACCAATTTATAACCAATTTATAACCAATTTATAACCAATTTATAACCAATTTATAACCAATTTATAACCAATCTATAACCAATTTATAACCAATCTATAACCAATCTATACCCACCGACCTTCGGGAGGTGGAGCGTAGAGTTTAAAATTGATTTTTTTTTATTTAAAGATAAAAGTAGAGATGTATATTAAACATGTCTGATTTTGAAAAGTTTTATGTTGAATATGCGGATGAAAGGTTTACACGTGATGAGATGAAGGCTATTTATGATGGTATGGATAAAGATGATTACACTGAATATGGTAAAGATAGGTATCAAGATTTGGAAAGAATTAAAACTGAAATTTTGAATGAAAAAGGTGAAAGAGTTTTATCAGTGGTTAACATTCTAAAAGTATTTGAAATTTTACCACCAAAAACAAAATATAAATATTTTTATGGTAATACAACAAAACAAGATGCGAAATTTGAATGTTTTTGTGAATTTTGCGATGGAGTAAATTTATCAAAAATTTTGGATAAAAATGAATTGAGACTCATTTACAATGTTTCTACTGAAAAATATAATATTTATGATAATATTGAAAAAGTAGAAAAAATGAAGCAAAAAATTGGAAAAAGATTAGTATATTCTGAAATGATTGAAGACGAATTTGCAATTCCAAACCTTCAATTAAAATTTAAGTTTGCTTAAAAAAAAAATTGATTTTTATAATGTATAATCAGAGATGTATATAAATTAAACATGTCTGATTTTGAACGCGAACTTGGAGAAATTAAAACTTCACTAACAAAAAAAGAATTGTATCTTATTTACGAAAATACCATGGATAACAGACAATTCATAGACTTTATTAAACGTGTTGAAGGAATGAAGAGGCTTGAAAGTGGAAAATGTCTACAATCAATTAACAAAGTTATTGACGCTTTTTCAATTCCAAATATTCGTTTGGAATTTAATTTCAATTGAACAAAAGATTATAAAGAATTTATTTATATTATATTATAAAAATGGGGATTAATTGTGGAACGTGGACATGTAATAGAAATGGATGTCATGGTTGTCGAGGATATTATTATAGTGGGTGTCCATGTAATGGAGCATGTATGTTTTGTTATGTTGCTGGAAGAACGGCATGTACAGTAATGAAATATACAATTACAGAGCAATATAGAACAAAATTTTTATGCTTTACATGTAGACATGTTTGGAAATCAAAATATACTAAATGGTTTCCATTAAAAGGAAATGGAAGTTATTATAATGAAATTTGTAAAAAACAAGATAAAAATAAATCATGGTTTATGTGGCATAGGTGTAATAAATGTGGAAAGGAAGGTGTTGAAATATATGAAAAATTCCGTATTCCAAAAAATAAAAAAAACAATAAAAAAATTGATAAATATTGGAAAGATTTAGAAAAAAGATACAATAATGAGGAGAATTTAAGAAAAAAATATGGTAATTCAACTGATAAAGTATATAAATTAAATTATAATGATCGTCCACACGAATTATATTCTTATTGTCCCAACGATAGATATAAATATTCAAATAAAAAAAATAAAGAATGTAAACAGGTTTTGAAAAAACCAATTAACTGTTGTGCTTCTGGTGAAAATACAGATCCTAAAATAGATATACATCCAATGTATCGCAAAAATTTATACAAATCATATTCAAATGAAATATTATAAACTCTTTCATATTTAAGAAAACAGTTGTGTAATACAATCCATCTTTCTTGTAAGAAATTGGTATGTTTTTGGCGCACGTATTTGAAGCTGAGCATACCCAGTTCCCAAACCATCTTCTGGAAAAACAAGTGTATTATACTCTTTTGTGTAAAATTCATGTAATATTTTATGAATAGCGTTATCTATTTTCAGTTTATTATCTTCCAACTCTTCATCTGTGTAAAAAGATCCTGTTCTCAAAGAAGGGAGTTTTTTAGTTGGAATTCCAAATGCATTAGGTTCATCACGAATTATAGCTTGTCCACCTTTACCTCTTTCAATATCGTTATCCCCAAAAATGAACAAATATTTGGAGTTAGCTTGTAAATCACTTTTTTTCCATCATCCTCTAAAACGAATTACTTTCCTAGTCATTTAGTTATTTATTATATTTGTAATATCTCTTTATAATTTTTCATTTTTTTTTTCTGAAAAAAAGTTATTCTGTGCTTGGAGCTTAAAGCTCCTCAAGCCAAGGATTTTCCTTTGCGACCTTCTCCTCTTCTTCAGGAGTGAAGTCAGCTTCAATTCCAAAGGTTTCCTTGATCTGTTCAGGTGTCTTACCCTTCAGAAGGGCAGCAACTGATGCACACATAAGGTCAAGAAGAGGCGCAACATCCATAAAGTTTGCCGCCGCGACCATATCAAAAATGTAATCCTGATCCTTATTGGTGAAATCACGATAAAAATCGTCTCCAAGATTCTCAACAAACTTTTCAGCTGAAAAGATTGGCTTTTCGATTTCTGGCATAGGATTAGTCGCATAGAACTTCATGAACTTAACAACGTCAGCTAGATGATCTCCACTTACATTCTTCAGTGGAATAACTGGACTTTCTCCATTACTATCATCCTCATCTTCTGAGGCACCATCATCATCATCACCGTCGTCATTATTTGTTCCTCCCAAAGTACTCTTCACAAGTCCTGACAAATAAGCAACCTTCTCGGGAAGCTTGAATTCATAGTCGTCTGAAGAAACCAAAATAACTTCACGTTCAACAAGAACATCTGTGTTTTCTGAAGACATATTTAACATGAGATAAAGACAACTATTATATTTTTTTATTCAATTTTTTATTAATTTAAGAAAAAATCGGGTTACAGATTGTTTGTTCTGTAAATGTTTTTTCTTGTCCCTTTATATGAATGACGTTACTAGATATTTGTCTAAAAATTATGATATAAATAGATTACAAAGGGAGTTTCAGAAAACGGGTAAAATTGTTATTGAAAACTTTTTGGATCCACAATTTGCCGAGCAGGCTTATAAAGTTATAACAAAACTTCCTCCAAATACTTGGTTTAATTGTTCAGGATTTGGTAATACGAAAGTAGAAAAAAGAATAATGCAATCAAATAAGAAAAAACAAGAAATGGGTATATCTCTAGCCAAAAAGGCATATAATCGTGATAATTTTTCTTACAATTTCCATAGAAATATGGGTTTTAGAAAGAATGAAACGACAATGGTTGAACGAGTATTTAGAGGTGTTTTTTCGAGTTCTTACTTTTTCAATTTAATAAACAGAATTGCTGGTTTAGGAATAACTAATAATAATCAACTTTTCCTGTCAAAATATAGAATTGGTCATTATTTAGCACCACATTCTGATATAAACAATGGTAAAATCGCTTACGTATTGGGAATGACTAAAAATTGGAAACCACAATATGGAGGAATATTACACTTTTTGGATGAAAAAAGAGAGAATATTTTAGAATCTTTTGTACCAAAGTTCAATACACTCGTTATGTTTGAAATTCCACAAAACGGAATACCACATTTTGTTTCCCATGTCAACATCTCTGGAAAAAATAGATATACGGTAACAGGTTGGCTCAATTAAAATATACAATAATTTATAGGATAAATGAATCACCTAAGAAATATCTTGAATTTACTTGGTTTAAGTCTCCTTTACATTGTTTTTACAATGGTTGCAGCACATATTATTGATGCTATTTTTTATAATCCAAATGAAGACGTTAAACATACAAATAAGATAAAATTATTTATTGAAATAACGTTACAAACATTATGTTGCGTCATTGCTATCTATTATATCAGAAAAATAATAAATTTTATTGTTGGGAGACATAAAGATACAGATTTAACACAGATTTATAATGGAGAAATTATTATTTCCATTATTTTCATTGCTACACAGGATAATTTATTGAAAAAGATTAATCACTTGGTTGCAAATCATCATTTGTTTATTTTTGGAAATAAAAGTGTTGATAAATAACAATGGAATTTACTCAATTTATAAATGATGTTAAAAGTTTAGATAAAGAGTATGTTAGTTCTCTTTTTGAATCTTTTGGAAACCAAAGAAGAATGGTTCAACATGTCATGTCCGATAACAATTTATCCACTTATGTAAATATGCTCTCAGAAAGAGAAGAAGAAGAATCTAACGAAGAAAATTATAAGTTTTTAAATATTACACATATTGATAATGTTCTTGGTGAAGCCACAGAATGTTCAATTATTCGTTGTTGTGGAATATGTTTGGAGAACACGAGTGGAAAAATACGTTGTTTGCCAAAATGTAACCACGTTTTTCATAAAAATTGTGTTGATCAATGGTTTTTAATTAACTCAAAATGTCCAACATGTAGAAAAGATTATTTATAAGTCAAATTGACTAAAGATATTATTTATAACCGAGCCGCATTCAACTACGCGACTACTCCCACATTTGAATTGTTAGGGACATATACCAACTTACTAACCAAAAATAGTCAGCAAGCTCAAGGAATGTCAGCCCTTGATTAAATGGATTTATTAACATGGCCCCGCCCCGCCATCGCCTACACGAACATGTCCGTGCTTAATGAATACCGAACCTAATCCTTTGTATCCTCTATTTCAGTAACTCCTCATCACCAAATGAATGGTGATGAGGCATCCAGCCCTGTTCCCTGCCCCCGATACTTTTCCGAGTATTCAACATAGATCTGCTTCCCCTAAAGGGGTCGCACTTCCTTATCCGCTTGGATTCTAGTTATCCTTATGGTCTAATCGCCACACAGGAATCTATAGTTGTGTGATCAATAATATGATTTTTAAATTCTGCCTTTTCTTAGCATCATTTTTTTTAATTATAAATATCAAGAAACTAGAAATTCCTTGATAAGTTTTTCAAGCACTCAGTTGCCCTTGGTCTTGGTGACGTACCGAGCCAGTGCCATCGCACAGAAATATAAATAAAAGTTGGCGTTTTGTAAAAAGTATTATAACTGAGCCGCATTCAACTACGCGACTACTCCCACATTTAAATTGTTAGGGACCTATGTTTCTTCCCATCCGTAAGAAGGGAGGCGTACTTAGTGGTCAGCCAGTACCTTTGCTGATAGGTCCCACCCCCCCGCCAGCTTGAATTCCCTAACCCTATCCCCCTGAGGGGATAGGCCGTCGAACTCATCCAATATTCAGTAACTCCCACATTTAAATTGTTAGGAACCTATGTTTCCCCCATCCGTAGGACGGGAGGCGTACTTAGTGGTTAGCCAGTACCTTTTTTGCTGATAGGTCCCACCCCCCCACCAGCTTGAATTCCCTAACCCTATCCCCCTGAGGGAATAGGCCGTCGAACTCATCCAATATTCAGTAACTCCTCTCCTATCAAACGATAGGTGAGGCATCCAACCCTGTCCCCAGTCCCCGATACTTTTCCGAGTATTCAACCAAGATCTGCTTCACCCATAAAGGGTGAAACACTTCCCTATCCGCATGGATTCCAGTTATCTTTATAGCCTAATCGCTACACAAGAATCTATGGTTGTGTGTTCAATAATATGATTTTTAAATCCTGCCTTTTTTTAGCATCACTTTTTTTAATTATAAATATCAAGAAACTAGAAAATTCCTTGATAAGTTTTTCAAGCACTCAGTTGCCCTTCTTGCCCTTGGTCTTGGCGACGTACCGAGCCAGTGCCATCGCACAGACATCGTCCTCGTCAACCTCATCAACCTTGGGTTCAGGCTTTCCACCACCACCTGCGGCTGCTGCGTAGGACACACTCTTGGTGGTCTTCTTTGCAACAGCTGTGTGAGGCAGCTTCTCGAGCTGGAACTCGTACTTCTTGAGACCAAGAACCACGGGGTCCGTCGTAGCATAGCCGAACCACACCTTGCCCTTCTGTCGGACCGTGAAGCCAGACTTCTTGACAATGATGGTCACAGGGCTAGACATGTCCAGTGGGGTAGAACTGTCATAGTTCCACCGACCGTAGTAGTTGCGACGGTAGTGCTTACCCGCACTGGACTTGCCCTCCTTGTACTTGGGAAGGAACGCCAGATCTCGGTTCGCTGAAACTCGAAAGTTTGCAGCGAACTTCTGACCCAGAGTGTTCCCCCGACCCTGTGTCGCAACTCCAATCGTCTTGAAGTTAGACAGGCGGTACTCCCCACGATCTGAAAGCTCAACGGCAGCCCAACCACCAGCACACTCGATGTGTGTAGTAGTAGGAGTCAGACGCTTCCACACAGCCTCCGAAGAGGTGCGGAAAGCGAAAGGCTTGACCTGCCGCTCAACGAAGCCGTACTGAGCGAAGTCAGCGTTGACCTTGTAGTTCTTGCTGGTACGGCAGAAAGAGTAGAACTCTCCCACACGCGCCTTCGTCACACGGACTGAGGACAGTCCAGCAACGTTCACCATCAGATAGTGAAGCAGATCCACAGGGGAACACTTCTTCTTCAGGAGTACCTCGAGCAGACCCTTCGTCTTCTCCTCATACTCCATCATCACGTCAGCGACATCCAGACTGTCCTCTAGGAATCCCCGAAGCATCGGGGCGATCAGCATGACTGATACAAGTCCACAGAGGAGAGCTGGGTTGTCAACCAGCTTCGTCTCCTTCCAGTTCTCACGGCGGAAACCACGCTTCAGTGACACCTCAAGGCAACGGAGCAGAGCCTCCTCAGACAGCTGATGAGAGAGTGTCATTGCGACAACCCGCTCAAGCGTGTCCTGAAGGTTCGTGTCTCGTGCCGCAGCATCGAACACCTTTGCAGTCTCAGGATGCTTGTCCGCATAGTCGCGGGCAGCCCGAGCAAGGTACAGCAGTGCGTCGAACTTCTTCGCAAGGTTCTTGCGAGAAATCTCATTCGAGATCGCATAGATGAGGTTCTGCATTGACCGAACATACATTCCGCCAACATAGCTGTCCTTCATCGCCGCGTTGTTCTGCCCCTTGGAAATGTTCCAACGAGCCGCCTGTTGTACGCCCCAGATGTCCTTCTGGGAGTTGGCAAAGTACAGAGGTACTACGCCATCCTTTCCAGACATGTGTACATGGGGATTCTCGCAACCGAGACACTCCCATGCATCCTCAACATGCGTAACATAGCCGACGTGACCCGCGGTGAAGCCAGTCTCTGAGCCATGGAAGTCCTGAAGGTCCTTCAGGATCAGAACAGCGTCCTGAACCTTGAGAAGTGCCTTGGATCCATCAGCTCGGAAACCATCAATGTAGCCGCTACCAGAGCGACTGCCACCACGGATCTTCCGATCAACCCAAACGGGCCAGCTCTCGCCACCCGTGTTACGCTCAAAAACACCAACATGTGTGTGAGACATATTTAATATAATGGGTTGTATAATTATGATATTTTTTGTTCAATTTTTTTATAATTCAACAAAAATGTATAAGTTTTTAAAATCTTATTCCAAATAAAAAAATTGTTTTTTCAATGAACAAATGCTTAACCTCATATTGAACCGAGATTTTTCTAATTAACTTTGATTAGAATATGGTGAACAACTTGCAAAAGAAGCATACATGCCGTAACCACTTGTATTGTTATCTAAGAGAGAACTTGTTTGTGATTCTTCTTCTGCTAGTTGTTCTTGGTTTTGTTGTTCTCCTTGAACATAAGACTCAACAGCAGTTCTAACTGTATCTTCACAATCCGATTTGGATACAAACTTATTAAATTCTGGATGCTCGGTAATTTTATATTCATAAATTTTTTTACACCTTTCTCTTGGCGGACATACAGGGCATTTGGGACATACAGGCTGCTCGGGGCAATTTGGACAAGCAGGTATATCACTTTTCAAAATATATTTACTCATATCCACCTTAGGACAAGCTGGAATGTCACTCTTTAAAATATAATCATCCATATTAACTTGTGGACAAACCATATCTTTTGTTGCATAATTCTCCATATCTACAGGTGGAGGAACAGAACTCTTCAAAACATATTTATCAATATCCTTATTTAAGGTAATATCACAGTTTCTGCAAATTTTGAGGTATCTGTTGGTTGGGTAACTTGATGTTGCTTCTGTATCTGGTCTAGGGATACA